CAGTCCTTGTTCTGCCCTGCGGCGTAGTCGATGGCATCCTGCTGCTTCTCGAACGGCGAGATGAAATCGCCATCCCGGTCCACGACGCAGTAGCCGTAGACGATCAGCTCCTCGTCCTCCTCGGCCTTGGGCTGCTCCACTGCGAGGACCAGCCCTGTCTCGAACTCGCCCAGCGGGTGTTCCTTGACCCACTGCGTCAGCGTGTCCTGGCAGAAGTCCTTGGGGCCGGAGGCGATGAGGGTGAGCCTCGGCGGGACCGAGGACTGGATGGCTGCGCGGTGTGTGTTGCTCATTGGGTGCTCCCTGCTCGATGTGGTTGGTGGTGCCTTACCTCAGACAGTACACTCGCCCACGAGGGTGTGCAAGCTTTATTTTTTCGGTCCCGGTGTACCAACCTAGTGAGGCGCAGACAAAGAGAAGCCCGCCAGCTGGTCTCTGGGTGCCAGCGGGCGGGCTTCTCGGTATGTGGGGCTTGCTGTCAGGAGGCTGCCTCCAACCTCGCCATCAACAGGTCTGCCTGCTTGCTGATGAGCTCCGGGTCCGTGGAGTCGTAGAAGGCCTTGTCGCCGTCCAGGAACTCGTTCTGCGGGCCGCAGATGAACCAGACACCGCCCCGACGCTCGCGCCGGACCAGTGTGAGGTCATCGGAGATGTACCAGCCGGCAAGCTCGGGGTCCGAGTCCCGCAGCCACTTGACGTGGCCGAAGGCTGGCTGCTGGGCCTGAGCTGCTGCCTTGCGTTTCGATGCAGACTTCAGCAGCTCGACCGAGCTGTTCTCGTTCACGGTCTCGGGCAGCCGGCCCTCGGCGGCGAGGCGCTTGCGCAGGTCGTATATCCAGACCGTGTTGCGCGAGCCCAGCTGCCGTAGGACTTCCTGGCCGGACCAGCCGAGGCCTCCCTTGTCTTCGCTGGCCATGGCGTCCATGACGGCCCTGTCGCGGGCCTCCTGGAGCTCCTTTTTGTCCTTGGACCACTTATCAGCGAAGCTGGTGTTGAGGTTGATGTTCTCCAGCCGCAGGCGCTCTATCTCTGCGTTGTTTGCCTCAATCTGCTGGTCAACTGCCTTACGTGCTTTTGCTCTGTCAGCGGCGAACCCCCTCCACCTGTTGTGTAACTCGATCATGGTGCTCATGCGAACGGCTCCTTGTATCTGGTTGTGTGTGTGTGTGTGGTTACTCCTTGGTAGTGCTGTGTGTAGATACTTTCACAGCCGCACCAACTTATCAATGGTTTTCGCCATTTCTAAATTAATATGGGCTGTGTCAATCCGTTTCATGGATAAGTAATCGGTTTTTTGCGGTTCCGTCGAATTTTTCAAGGGGGGTGTGCCTCCTAGTGAACGCCGCACTGCATGGTCTGGGCCATCTGGGCGTCGGAGAAACCGGCCTTTGAAGCCTTGCCCATTGCCTCATAGAGCACGGACTGCGCCTCGTAGAACAGAGGGTTGTACTGCTCGGTGACTTTGACCCGGGCCGCGTCCATGGCCTCTCCGTACTCTGCCTGCACCTTCTCGAAGGCCTTGTGTGCCCGGTCCAGGTTGAGCAGGACGTTCTCATCCTGGACGGAGAAATCCGCCACCTCGCCGCTCATGCGCTGGCCACCTTCCGAATTGCCGAGCTGAGTGCATCGGAGAGCGGGGTGAAGTCGATGTCGTAGATGGCCTCCTCGGGCACACCCGATCGGAAGGCGAGGAATGCTGCGGCCTCCAGCTCGGCAGCCATTTCCTCCTCCTGTGTGGCCCAGCTCCTGCGGTCGGCCTCCTGCTTGTGGATCAGGGCCAGCCTACGGATCATCATGTCGTCAGCCAGTGCGTGCAAGTCCTGGACGATGATGCTGTGGCCGGCGTCCGGGCCGTCCGTGTTGTTCTGGGCCTGCAACTCGGCCTTCACATCCTGCTGCAACTGCTCGACGCTGGCGGTCTGGTAGCTCCCCCGCCGCCGGCTGTTGATGTCTACTACGCTCGCGGTCATTGAGACTCCTCGTGCTCGATGTGGATTGTCCCTGTAGCTTGCCACAGAAAAATACCTGCGTACATACCTATGAACAACATTCTTGTGATTCGAGTAGTGGCTACCTGGCCGGAATCGCCCGGAAATCGCCCCACATTTTTGCCGGCGGGGGTTCTTTACCCCCCTGGAGCCCTTCGGCGCCGGCGGGCTCCGGGCCGGCCGCCGGCCCTCGGTTGAAGCTTCAACCGAAATCGGGGCGATGGTTGAAGCTTCAACCCTCGCCGGCGCACTTCGTTGAATCTTCAAGTAAAGGCCTGCCTAATACCCACCTGGGATACCCGCGCGAATCTTTATGCACATGCGCGCAGTTGTGTAGGTAATTCGGTAAAACTGCGTATTGACATAGATAAAGCAGTGCATAACAGTGGTCCCTACAACCACACGCGCAAACACAGGAAGCAGGAAAACAGAATGTCTTTTCTCTCACTTGGCAAGACTCCCCAAGCTCCCGTTGTCGAAGCTGCAGATATGCACTGCGCTGCAGCATGGGGGATGACAGCTGCAGAATGGCAGTCGCTGACTGATCTGCAGCGTGTGGACTATCGGGACCGCGTGGCACACGCTCCCAATCTCCGCAGGGCATGAACAGGGCCGCAGTCGAGCGCGCAGCAGCGCGCGACTATTGGAACAGCCCACAGGTTGCCAGAATGTGCAGGCGCCTCGACTACCTACTAGCCTTCAGTGCAGCAGCTGCACTGATGGTGCTTGGATCACTGAATTTCTAAACTGAAGGGCCGCAGCCATGAATGATCTAACCAATATCGCAGTTGTTACCACTGACGAAGACTTTTCGGAACTGTACTGCAGCACCTGCGCAGCTGAACTGTTCACAGGCGCCGCGAATAAGGAAGTGACGCCGCGCTACACATGGGAAGACAACGGGACAGACTCCCCGAACCACTGCCCAGAATGCGGCGTGCTGCTCGAAGAAGACCTAACCGATTTTGGCTATGACTACGTGCGCGAAGCAGTCCTAGAGCAGCTGCAGGAAGGCAACACGCTTGCACTCGATTCTGATTCTCCCGTGGGAGAGTGGCACGCACGCTGGGGAAGTGAGATAAACAACGGGGAAGACACTGACGAAATTCTCGACGCTGCAGCCGTGCTGCAGGGATACCTAGAGTGTCTGGTCTGGACAGGCACGCTCGACTTCATGACAGGGACCGCTGAACATGGCGGGGAGTGCCTGACTTCTGACGGCGTGCTCGATTCTGTGCTCGATGTCGAGTCACTGCGCGCTGACATAGTGGAGTCTGCCACTGCTGATGTTGACAACTTCCTAGAGCAGGTGGGGGAGTACCTGAAATACTGGGAACTTCCCGAATCACTGACAGCTTCGCAGCTTGGGCATGACTTCTGTCTCACACGGAACCATCACGGCGCCGGATTTTGGGACCGTGGTTATGGGGAGCTGGGAGCCTGGCTTACCCGCGTGTCGGAGGCCATGGGGAGTCAGTCACTCTATGGCGCCGTTGTGATGCTCGACGCGCGCAGTGAGTCACTCGAAAACTCGAATCTCGACCTTTCGACTCTGACGTATCACTTGGAAGGCTAGAACATGCTTCCTAAGCTGCGTCATGTGGCCATGGCCTGTATTGCTGTCATCCTGTTTATGGCGCCGCTGATGGCCTAGACAGCTCCCTAACACTCCCCACTTTTGGGCCCTGGTCATCTCCGACTAGGGCCCAAAATTTTTTTAAGCACCTGCGCCGGCGCAGTCACCAAAAAAATTTTTTGAGCCTGTTTTTGGGAAAAGTGGTTACACACTCGCCTAAAAGTGTGTATTGTCTTGCTTAGAGACAGCAGGCATGAAATAGGGAGCACACAATGAATGCAGAGCAGGCCTTGAAAATCACGCTCGATACCATCAAGCTCGACGCCGTGCTTTTGGGGGAGCCTGTCAGCCTGAACAGAGTAACGTTTTGGTTGTCTGAGATTCGTTTTGGCATCAAGTGGACAGGGCCCACTTGGTCCCACTGTGTGCCGCGCGACATCATCAAGACAGCTGCAGCTATCGCAGAATCGAACCACACGGCGCGCGAACTGCTCGCACTGTCTGAAGGGAAGTAGAGACCATGGCATCACTTGTCGAGCACGTCAGAGCACAGGCAGCACACTACGGACAGAATGGCCTGATGATCCACATGATGGCGCAGCAGGCACTTCTGAAGGCAGGCAGGGAGCACAGAGTTTTGGACATCACGGAAGAAGACGCAGCCATCATTGACGCCGAACTCGAACGGCGCCTAGGTGGTAAGCGCGTCAACGGTAAGCGCGTCAACTGACAACCACAGCACCAAACACCAAACACCAGACACAGGAGACTTAGACATCATGGCTACACTGCTCGAAACACACGGCGCCGTTATCACTCTCGACCTGCTCCCTATTGGACAGGATCACTCGCCCATGGCCTTCCTGCACAAGTACCAGGGACAATCCGCAGACTACGCGCTGCAGCATGGCGGGTACGGCGTCGAGCAGCGCGAAAACGTCATTCGCGGGTATATGGACTACCTGACCATCAAGGGACGTCGAGGCTACGGCGTCAATGGCTGGGTTGTTCGTTCCATTGAGAACCTGCAGGCATTGAGCCTGCAGGGAGAACCAGACTTCACAGCAGATAGCTATTTCACCGAAAGAATCGCGCAGCCTGCGCTAAAGGCCATTCGGGAAGCACTGAACTACACTGACGGCGCGCTGTCTGCCATCAATGGGGAGCTTGACAGCTGGGTAGGTATCTGCGCAGCACGTTTTGGACTCGACCTCGAAGACATCTAACAACCCTCCACTCACCGGCACACAGGAAGGCCAAACACCATGGCACAGCTTGGCAAGTACAGCAGCGACAAAGACAACATTCTTCACTTCATGGCTACTTCTGATTGGGCGAACGATTCATTCGGGAACGTCGAGGCGCCCACAGGGTATGTGTGGAGAATGACCAACACAGTCGAAGACGTGCAGCTGTCCAACACTGAACTTACTTCCCTGATTGGGGAGCAGCTGCAGGCCTACAGCATCGAGGATGGGCAGCAGTTCCGCAGCTCCCTGGTGGGCAACTTCCTAATTGCTGAAGACTCGCAGGGTTTTGTGTCTGTTACGGAGTATCCCACTGCGGCTCTGCTCGAACAGGCTTACGACTCCCTGCAGGCTATCTATGAAGATTGGGAAGGCTAGGCCATGGCGCAGAAAATCAAGGCAGGCTCCCGTGTGTGGGTAGGCACTGCAGCAGCCTCGACTGTGGGCCCTGTGGTTCGGGACCGCCAATATGCAGGGACCGTGCTACGGCAGAATCCTTATGAGACTGCTTACTACCCTGTGCGCCTCGACCTCGACGGCAGCACGCGCGTAGTCAGTGATTCGATGCTCCACAGCATGGCGGCGCCTAGCGACTAGCCAACACCCACACAGACAGCAACCACACAGCAGCGCTCCCCCAATCAGGGGAGCGCTGCTTTTCTGTGTGCCTGCCCTGCTGTCCCTGCTGCGGCCCTGGCCTGTGTCCCTGCTCCCGTGCTTGGCACTGTGCAGCGCGCGTGCTGCGGCGCCTGTGTGGACAGCTGCGGCGCCTCCCATCAAGGGGAGCGCAGACAGCAGGGGAGCACGGGAACTGCTGCCCATGGGCAGGGCCGCGACTGCTGCGCAGGCCTTCACAGACATGCAGACAGGCTGACTGCCTGGGAGCCCATGGGGAGCCTGCAGGGCCCTTACACAGGCCACGCAGGGGAGCGCAGGGCAGGCCTGCAGGCGTGCTGCGGGAGCTCCCCACGCAGTCGCGCGTGTCGAATGTGGACATGTATTACAAAGACGCGAATGTGTTTCAGATAGGCCTGTCTGTGTGAGTCATTGTCTAATTTCTACACACTGATACACACGTCAGCGTGTGTGGAGCAGTCGAGGGACCGAAAACAGGCCCAAGAGACTAAGACGCTGCGGAAACAGGGCACTTTTGCAACACATGTGTACTGAACGTTACATATCTCCCTGCCCTGTTTGTACTGCCCTTTGTACCGTGCCGGCAGGGCCCTGGGCATATGCGTATGCATGCATATGCCTATGTAATTTCATGCAGTCCTGTGCGTGTGTATGCAGGGGAGTCGAGGGCAGTTTCAGACTCCGAACCAAAAGTCAAGCACCCAACTGAATCAGTTTCGAGGCGCCGGCGAAGGCCGGAATGGGGCGCGGTTCGACATACTCTGACGGACCCATGTTTTTCCCCCATGAACTCGTTCTGGTTTTGGCCGATCCCAAAAAATCGCGCGTGCATTTTTCGCCCAGGGGCGTCGGTGTAGAGTTCTCCCATGCCCTACAAATCAGAGAAGGCCGGCCCGATCCAGCCCGCCGATGACCGCCGCCGCAAGCTCACCGACGCCCAGCGCGAGGAGGTGCGCGAGCAGCACGCCCAGGGAGCCAGCCAGCGCCAGCTCGCCACCCACTTCGGCGTCTCGCGCCGGCTCATCGGCTTCATCCTGGACCCGGCCAAGGAAGCCGCCGCCAAGGCTGCCTACATCGAGCGCCGCAAGGACGGGCGCTACTACGATCCGGCCAAGCACACCGAGCAGATACGCCGCCACCGCCGGCACAAGCACCAGCTGCTGAAAGAGGGCAAGCTGGGCGCGCGGGAGGATGGGACCGAGTAAAAGGGAAATTTCGCATTTCGGGCGCCCGGGGTCTTCCTTACTAGGTTGATGTGTATTACGCTGGTCCTACACACCCACACAACCAAGGAGCGAGCAATGAGCATCGAGCACGTCAAGGCATTCCCCGCAGCGCAGGAGAAGCCCGAGCGCCCGGGGCCGGTAGTTACCGACGCCGACCGCTGGGCGAAGGACCGGGACCAGCCCCTCAAGGTCACCCTCAGCAGCTCGGCCAACATGTCCAGCACCCAGAACCTCACGCTGGCCGAGGCCACCTCCCTGCGGGACCAGCTCAATGACCGGCTCGGAGCGCCGGGTGCGCGGGCGACGGTCTCCAGCGATGAGGACACCATCGAGGCCCAGGTCATCCTCATTCTCGACGGCAAGGTGGTGGTCCAGGACATCCAGACCATCGCCAAGGGCTGCTACAGCCTGGACATCACGCTCAACCCCAAGGACTGCTGCACCGAACCGGCGCCGGCAACGGGCGGGCTCACGCGCGGAGACGGGCCGGCGTTCGCATGAACATCACCCGTGACAGCCCCCGTGAGGTCCACACCCACTCGCGCAGCATCGACTTCGAGGGCCGGGAGCCCGAGGCCTACAACGGCTACACCCACCACGGCAAGCTGTGGATTCCCACCCACGCCTACGCCGAATGGCGGCACGGCCAGCCCATCGAGCAGATCAGCGTCAACGGCAACATCCTGAAGAAGGACGGCACCCCTGGCCAGAACCGGGGCACCCAGCGGTACTGCACCCCGGCGCACCAGAGCTGGGACACCAAGTACGGCCACAACGCCCCCGCATGGCTGCTCGAACTGTTCGCTGATTCCGCCCACACCACACAGGAGGCCGGCAAGTGATCCCCTACCAGCCGGACACCCAGTTCATGCGCGGCGAGGAGCAGGAAGCCCTCGTTGCCATCTTCAATGAGGCATACACCTACACCCCGGGCGTTCGCCTCAACCTGGCCAACCGCATCATCGCCGCCGGCTTCCACAGGACCGCGCCCCGCAAGGTCACCCGCACCCAGCTCTGGAGCTACTTCCTGGAGACCGTGCTGCTCGGCATCTGCGCCCACACGGTCTTCGGCGCCGGGCTGATGCTCGTGTACGGAGCGCTCGTGGCCCTGACCCTCGGCTCGCTGCTCACCTGGGTGGGCGGGCTCATCATCAACGCCGGCATCGACAAGGAGGCCCGGAAGTGACCGAGAACCCGCACATCTCCAACGCGCAGGACTGGCAGCACGGCGAGGAGCAGCCCTCGACCTTCGCTCTCCAGAACGCCCAGATCGAAGCCACCCTCGCCGTGGCCTGGGAGACTGCCCGGCTGGCCGATGAGCAGCGCACCGCCAACCTCATCGCCGTCGAGCAGGGCCAGTACGCCGCGTTCATGGGCGGGTGCCTCAACGAGGAGGGCCGCGTCATCTGGGAGAACGCAGGCGGGCAGTTGCTCGACCGGCTGGGCCTGCGGCCATGATGTCCGAGGGCCAGGTCCGCGTACTGCTGGCCACGCTGAAAGGCAACCTGGACAAAAGCGCGAACAACACCCAGGCGCTTGCCTTCTCCGGCGGGGTTGCAGCGCTGGAGATGGTGCTGGAGGAGAACCCATGAGAGGGGATTCGGGGCCGTGGGCACAGCCGGAGCCGGAAGTCGGCGCCCCCGAGTCCCGCTACTGCAAGCGGTGCGATGTGGACCTGCCGAAGCACCGGGACCGCGAGCTCTGCAACGACTGCGAGGGGCTTGACCAGTTCCACCCGGGCGGCAGCCACGGCGGCGGGTTCCTTCCCGTCGATCCGGCCTATGAAGTCTTCCTCCACTTCGCCCGCCGCCCGAACGAGGACCGCACCATCGCCACGCTCGACGCGCTGAAGATGCCCTACCGCACCTACACCGCGAAGAACGATCCGCTGGAGGTCGAGTACGCCAGGGGCCTCCCCTACGTGGGCGGCGACGGCGAGTACCCCATCGTGCTCATCACCTCCCACGGCAAGCCCATCGAATGGTGGCGGGGCTTCGACCTCGCCGCACTCAACGCCATCCCCGCCGCGCGAGCGGCAGCAACCGCCCCACCCACCGAGGCCCACCCAGGTGTGCCAACACACCAGGAGGACGCAGCGTGACCCCCAAGATACTCGACCTGTTCTGCGGCGCCGGTGGCGCCGGAATGGGCTACAAGCAGGCAGGCTTCGCGCCCTACGGCGTGGACATCGAGCCGCAGCCGGACTACCCCGGGGCCTTCCACCAGGGGGACGCCATCATGGCGCTACAGCTCCTCATCGTAGGCAAGGGCATCGAGTTCACCCACCCGGACGGCACCGTCGAGGTGCTGACCCTGGCCGACATCGCCGGAATCCACGCGAGCCCGCCCTGCCAGGCGTCCAGCGCGCTGACCAAGGGCACCAACAAGGGCAAGGTTTACCTGAACCTCATCCCTGCCACCCGGTCTCTGCTGAAGCAGCAGGACAAGCCCACCGTGATCGAGAACGTCCAGGGCTCAGACCTGCGCCGCGACTTCACTCTGTGCGGCGAGATGTTCGGGCTCGGCGTCCTCCGGCACAGGTACTTCGAGGTCTCTGGCTTCAAAACGACGCCGATAGACCACCAGCCCCACCGGGGCCGCGTGGCAGGTTGGCGCCACGGTGAGTGGTTCGACGGGCCATATTTCGCTGTGTATGGCGACGGCGGCGGCAAGGGCAGTGTCGCCCAGTGGCAGGAGGCCATGGGCATCCACTGGACGGACAACCGGAAATCCATAGCGGAAGCGATTCCGCCTGCCTACACCCGCTTTTTGGGGAAGCAGATCATGCGGGAAATCACCGCCACTATCACAAAGGAGCAAGCAGCATGATCGGCACACCAGCCAAGACCTACATCCGAACCATCCCCAAGAGCGCCGGCTGGACACTTCCCAACGGCCTCACAGGGGTGGGCGAGCAGTTCTTCGAGCTCACCAACATCCCGTGGAAGGACCAACAGGCAATCCGCGAGGAGCTTGACGCCTTGGGCTTCTACGTCCAGGACATCCACTTCTCCGACCCCATGCCCATCCAGGTGGGCCTCGAAATCCGCCAGCGTTACGAAGCAGAGCAGAAGGAGCAGCAGAAATGAGCACGGGAATCGCTATCGTTTGGCCGGCATGGTTCCTCGGGAGCACCGATGAGCAGCTGCACTGTACGGCGCTGTTCCTCGGGGACACCGAGACCACCACCTTCCGCCGGGACCACATCGAGCGCGTTCTGCGCTGGATGGGTCCGAATCCCGGCCCCTGCCGCGTCACCGGCCCTGACCTGTTCGGCAGGGAGAAGAACGTCCCCGTTCTGACCATCGAGCACCCCGACCTTCAAAGCGAACATGACTGGCTGACCCGCCAGCTGCAGGCCTACGGCATCGTCAGCCCCTCGGAGTTCGGCTTCAACCCCCACGTCACCATCGCCAAGGAAGCGGCCAAGCCCTACTTCCCCCACTTCATCCAGCTGGAGTCCCCCGTGCTCTGGTGGGGCGATGACAGGCCGATCCACAGCAAGCACCAGAGGGCAGCCGCATGAGCGGCTTCCTGCAGGTAGTCCCCAGGGACGGCTTCATCATCCACGCAGTCCCCGCCGACAGGCGGCGCTCCGGTCTTTGGGGCCAGTACATCTGGGGACCACCTGTTTGCAAGCGGATTCGGGGCCGTGACAACCAAGGCTTACCCAACCTCCGGCTCCAGTTCGCTGACTGGGCCAACGACAAGGAGACGGCCAAGCCCTTCAGCCGCAACCCGGAGGACTTCAACCTGACCAGCGGCTCCAGGCGCATCTGCGGGCACTGCGCCAAGCACATCACGGACCTGGAGGACCAGAAATGACCCTCCAGGACATCCTGAACGCGGTCCCAGCGCCCAAAGTGCTCACGATCCGGGACTTGGAAGACCTCGATGACGCCGGTTTGAGGGCTGTCCATGAGGCTTCAGGCCCTGTAAACTCGGGGAATGAAGCGGCTTAGACGGGGCGACACCACCCTCGAAATCGACGCGGGTGGTGTCCCTCGGGACGCAAGGGGCCACCGGACGGACAGATCGGCGGTCTACGCTGAGGGCAAGCGCCTCTGGCGTGACGATGAGCGCCGCTTCGCCCTCGGTGAGCGCGTCCGGGCCATCAAGGTGTGGCACCGGATGGAGCACGGCGAGTGTGGCACCATTATGGTGATCGAGCAGTCCACCCAGCGCGACTACTACGTCCTCCCCGACAGCCTGTTCCGCCAGTTCATGCGAAAACGCTCCGGCGAGTTCCTGTCCCGGATGCCCGAACACTACCTGGAGCCCGAATAGCGTAGCCTTGAAAGATAACACCAGCCCCCTCTGGCCTAGCCAAGGGGCTGGTTTTCTTTTGCCCTCAAAAAGTAGTCAGTTTGAAGGCAGCTACGTCCACAGATGCACTCAAACTGGCTACTCCCAGACCGCATGGACCGTGATGGCCCTCTTGCCGCCGGATGGCCCGTTTTCCCAGTCGTGGAGCTGGATTTTCGAGACCAGCCGGCTCAGAATCTCCCGTTTGACCCTCGCCGGCATTGCCGCCCAGGATTCCAGCAGCTGGGGCACGATCTGGGCCGGCTTCACGGTCGAGTTGACCTCCAGGAGCCTCAAACGCGCTTCCGCTGTCGATTTTTCCTCGGCCAGCTTGGCTTTCAGGCGCTCGTAGACCTCCGTGGAGACCTCGCCGTCGAGGTATTTGACCGTCAGGGTGTCGATCCGGGTCTGGTTTTTGGACAGATCGGAGCGCAACTGCCCCGCCTTGCGCTCCGTGCCGGAGGCCTTGGGAGGCTCGACGGCGGCGGCTTTGGAGTTGATTTCCGCCGCGATATGGCTCAACCATGCTAAAACGGCCTTCTCGACGTAGGGCGCCGACACCGTGGTGGCCGTGTGGCTGCCCTTCTGCTGCGCCTTGGTGCAGACGTAGCGCATGTAGCGCACCCCGTTGGCCTTCTGGACCGTGGAGCCGCCCATGCTGCCTCCGCAGTGGCACCGCAGGAGCCCGGAGTAGGCGTAGTCGGAGGCCTCGGCGCGGGTCCGCGTGCTCCGGGAGTCACGGCGGGCGCGGTACTGCAGCCACTCGACCTCGGAGATGACCGCCTCGTGGGCGCCCCGGATAAGCTCGCCCTTGCTCCAGACGTACCCGGCGCCGAAGCCCCGGTCCAGAATCCTCCTCAGTGTGCCCAGGCCCCAGCCGGCTTCCGGCTCGAAGCCCTCGGAGACCGCGTAGGCTGCCAGCTCCTTGAACGTTGCCCCGGCAGTGAAGCGAAGGTAGAGCTCGCGCAGGACAGGGGCGCTGGCCTCGTCAGGGACATATCCGCCGGCCTTGGTGTAGGCGTAGCCGAAGCGCGGCAGCCCGTGGTGGGGCAGCCCGTTGCGCAGCCGGCGGGCGTGCGTCTCCCTCCAGGTGTCCCCGATCCTCTCCGACTCGAAGGCGGCGAACTCGGTGAGCATCCCGCGCGCGAGCCGTCCGGTGGCGGTGGACACGTCGATGGCCTCGGTGGCGCTCTCGATCCGCCCGCCGGCTGTCTCCACGCGGTCAGCGGCCACGGCCCAGTCGAGCCGGGAGCGACTGAGGCGGCTCCACTTCCAGAGCAGGATGACATCGGCCTGCTTGCCCTCCACCAGGTCCATGACGCGCTGGACGCCGGGACGGTTCCAGGTGCGCCCGGAGATGCCGGGGTCTGCCTCGACGGCCACCACGTCGTAGCCCTGCGAGACGGCATAGGTCCGGCAGGCCTGCTCTTGGAGCTCCAAGGAGATTGACTCCTCCTTGTAGGTGCTTTGGCGTAAATACAGGGCTGCGCGGGGCTTCATGAGGCCATTCTAAATCCGGCGTCAAGAGGGTCTTGCCCTTTATTTTGGTCTGGTGTAGGTTTGCTTTTACACACCGAGGCACACGGAGGAGAGCAAGATGGCGAAGACCAAAGAGCAGGCCACCCAGGAGGCTGCCGAAGTCTTCGCACACTGGCTCTCGACTCCGACCGAGGAGGGCCGGCAAGCGGCCTAGACAGAATTGGCTGATTGTGAAAGATCAGCCGCAAGCAGTACCCGGGGTGACCGATCAAAAGGAGCTCCGGGGAAAGTCCACCGAAATTGTGAAACCCCGGCAAACCGAAGGTCGAGGCGAGTGCCCTAGTCGAGAAGGGGCTAGGTGGATGGGGGCCGTAGCTCAATGGCAGAGCAAAGGGATGATCCCTTGGTTGTGGATTCGACTTCCACCGGCCCCACTAGAGCAGCATACGGGCGGTAACCAATCCGCCGTGATTGGCTCTAGCCGGAGGGCAGTAACCTCTGGAGAGGTGATGTGTCCCAGCGATGGTCGGCTTGGCTGGGTGCGGGAGCCGTAAACTCCCGCAGGCGTCGCACTGGCCCGTAAAGCCAGGAGGCGCAGTGGTTCAAATCCACCACACCTCACGGGTTCCCATAACCCCCCATGAGAAGGACCGCAGGCCTATTCACC